CGCCGTGGGGTTGCCGTCTTCATCTTCGGAGTCGTCGTACCAGGCATCGCCCGGCTCGTTTAACGCAAACCCTTTGACGACGTGACAGCCATTGACCGCGCCGCAGTCCTGACTGCCGCCGTAGCCGTGAACACCGAACGGCATTCCAATCTGAATGTTTTCGGGCAGCTTCAGGACAAAGATCGTGGCCTGCTGGATGTTCACGTTGATGCCGGCGCGATCGGCCGCGGTGCCAACGTGCGGCGAGGCCTCCACCTCGGGCGGTGTCCCCCCGGCCGGCGTCGACAGGGTGATGATCGGCGGCTTGGTCCAGAGGGATCCCCCGTTGTCGATTCGGATGCCGCCGAGCTTGCCCTCAAAGCCGGGGCGCGGGTCGAGGAAGGCGGTGGCCGTCGCCCCAGTGCCGGTCGTGTCTCCCGCTGCGGTGTCGCGCGCGATCGTGACCAGCGGCGCCACCGTGTAGCCTTTGCCAGTCTGCGACGGGTGCATGTAGATCTGGCTGACCGCGGAGCGGCGCGCCTGAAAGGTCACGCTGCCGGCATCGGCAAGGTCCATCTTGGTGAGCAGCGGCGCCGGCATCGAGACGGACAGCGTGCCGATGTCGTTGCCCCCGAGATTGGTATGGACGTGGATGTACTGGCCATAGACCGGGATCGGCCCCTCGTTGGCCGTGAAGATGTGGACCTCGAGGTCGCCCTTGCCTTTCTTGCTGCAGCGCGCCGCCCATTCAAGCGCGTCATGGATCTTCTGCCAGGCTTCGCGATCGTTGACGGTGCCGACCAGCGGGTCGATCTTCAATTTGAGTGGAAGGTTGCCCCCGCCGTTTTCCGTGATCAGCATCGGAATGCGCTGCGCAAAGCAGGCGGCAATCCCGGCTTCCTTGTCCGCCGTCGCGGTGGGACTGCCGAACATGTCGAGGTTGGCGTAAGTCCCGACGATGCGCTTCCACCGCCGCGCTGACCCGTCGACGATGATCAGGCCGTTGTCGTCGGCGCTGGTCGTGTCGTCGACGTCATGGCGGAACATCCCGCCGCCCTTGTCGGTGCCGAATGTATGTGACTGCACCGTCGCCATCGTGGCCGTGACGGTTTCGATGGTGAGACTGCGCAGCGCGTCGACCGAACTCAGGACGACGATGTTGGGATTGCCCTTCTGCGCCCCGGCCAGCACCGCCTCGAGATACTTGATCAGATCCCACAGGCTATCGAGGTCCGCCATCGACGTGTCGGAAACGACCGGATGGCCGGCGGTGTCGAAGCCCAGCGCCTTGGTCTTGCGGATGGCAACCGGCGGAATCGGGTTGATGCTTTCGCCTGGTGCGCCGCGCAGCGTGCGCCGGAAGGTATCCCAGAACTCGCGGTCGATCGCGGTGTGATCGGCATAGGCGCGGTTATGGTCGCGCGCCGGGACGCCGACGCCCTCGGTCCACTGGATGGGTCGCCGGGGCCGCTCCGCACCAACGATGTCGATCGTCCCCGAGACAGGCAGGAGCGGGTTGACGACGGCATTGGTGATCGGGCGAGGGAGGTTCGCGAGCGGCCCCGACGGGGAGGACAATGACCACTGGTTGGTCGCCAGCTTGACGCCGTCTTGCCAGACCTCGACCCAGTTGGCGTAGTCGCTTCCGCTGGCCCAGATGGCAAAGCCCACCTGCATCGACGCGGTCGACGCCGCGGTCAGCACATAGCGGGTGCGCCGCTCCGCATCGGGGACAGCCGGGATGGGTGCGAGGGCCATGGCCTACAGTGGCAAACCCGCCGGGCGGGTCAACGCACAGGCCTAGGGCGAGGTCGGCGGCTTCATCGGGATCCCGAACATATGGTTGACCCCCTCCTCGGCCGCTTGAAAGCCCCGGTTCAGCCACAGCACATTCTGCAGGAAGATGAACCGCCGGGTGGCCGTCGTGTCGTACTGGTCCCAGTTGCCGGTGCCAGCCGACCCGGCGATCTTGGACAGGCTTTCGATCTTGGCCCATGTCGGGCCGAGCAGCATGTCGGCGGCGGACCGCGAGGCAAACCGCGACGGCGGCTTGTCGGCGCCGATCAGCCGGTAGACGTCGACGCTGCCGCCGGTCAGCTTGCTGGCGATCGCGTTGCCTTCCTCGGCCCAGCCCAGCGTGTTCGCGCGCGTCATGCCTTCCTTGATCATCGTCGCCGGATCGTTCGACGTCTCGCGGCCCGAGATGAAGCCGGCCAGCTTGTAGGACGCCATGCCGAGCATCACGGAAAACACCACGCCCTGCAGCACGTTGGTATCGCGCCGCTGCAGGTTGCCGAGGATCAGGCGTTCGTTCGACGACTGCGTGAAAGACTTGAACTGCCCCAGCACACTCAGCGTCTGGTGCGACATCCAGAACGACTTCTCCTGACCCGGCGTCACCACCGCGATATCGACCTCGCGGTTGACAGCTGCGGAAAACATTTCGGCGAGATGCTGATCCTGCCACGTCCCGGTATTCGGCAGCAGCACGCCGTCGATCTTCTCGATGCCGCCGCCCTTGCGCGTGTATTCGCCGTAGATCCTCGTCGCCATCTCCTGCGAGATGTTCGAGGCGGCCAGGTTCGTGAGCTGCTTCTTGGTCGCGGTCCCCTTGGCCACCGCCTCGGACGCGCGCAGAATCTCGTTCATCACGACATGCGCGGCGATCTGCTTGAAGGCGTCGGTCTGCGGTGCGAGCAGGTTGCCGATGAAGAACTTGTCGTTGCCCCATGTCAGCGCGCGTTCGAACCGCGACTGCGGCGCGGCCCCGTCCATGACGTCATCCATCGTGTGCTGGCGCGCGTTGATCACCGTCTCCACGCCGATGCCCATGGCCCGCATCTGACGCTTGAACTCGGCACCGGCATTGGTGTTGCGCAGGATCTGCGAGAGGTACGGCCCCCAGCCATCCCGGATCACGTTCTTGAACCCGTGCAGCATCACGATGCCGGCCATGTCCGCCAGCGAGCCGACCGCCGCCATGCCCATCGAGGTCAGGTTGTTGATCTGCTTGGCGGCGCGCGCTGCCCGCGCGACGTTGCGCAATTCCGGCGACCAGCCATAGACGCCGCGGATCCGGTCGCGCACGCCGGCCACCACCGTAATCACCATGTCCTCTTCGTCGGCCAGTTTCTTGATCATCGCCCCCTTCTTGCTGTCGGGGATCTTCTTGTCCTGCTCCACCTCGCGCACCAGGCGGGTGTAGTCCTCCGATATCTGCTTGAGCGGCATGGACATGCGGACATCGCCGAACCGCTCGACCAGCATCGTGTCGGGCACGAAGGTGCGCAGATGCACACTCATCACCTTCTCGAGGTCATTCTCGATCCACTCCTTCGCCTCGGCATTCGAGACGTTCAGTTGCCGGTGGGCGAGGCCCCCGCGCGGCGGCTCGCTTGAGCTGCCCGGCTTCCAGCCCACGTCGGGCCGCGCATTCGCGAGGTCGTAGGGCAGGCGGCCGTCCGGCGTGCCAAGGATCCGCTTCATGGTTTCGGCGGCGATGCTGCGCAGTTCCTCGTCGCTCTTGTCGTATGTGCGTTCGTCCACGATCTTGCGCACCGCGGAGTCGACTGCCTCGTCGGCGCTGGTCAGGCGCGCCTGCTTGGCCCGCTGCTCGGGCGTCCGCTCGGCCTCGGCCTTCTCGCGCGCCTTCAGCCGGGCCTGCGCCTCGACCGTGGTATTGCCCTCGTACCGCCCGATGTCCTCCTCCATCTTGAGGCGCAGATCGTCCTTGTGCTTCTGCGTGATCTGCAGGTAGTCGAGGACCAGGTCGCGCTTTCGCTCCTTCGCACTGAGCCGCTCGTCGAGGACACCGAGCCGTCCGAGGTTGGCGCGTTCGCCATACCGCGCCTCGCCCGCCCGGATCTGGGTCGCACGCACCTGCGTGCCCATCCGGTCGCGCGACGACATCGCGTCCTGGATGACCTGGCGCACCTTGGTCATGCTGCCGCGCAGATCGGCGATCGCGCCCTCGGCCTCCTCGATCCGCACACTCGGCGGGATCGGCCCCTGCGCCGCTTCAATCTCCGCAGCGATCCGGTCGAGGTCGTTCAGCGTCACGTTGCCGGGCAGCTCGTCGCGCAGCAGCCGGGCCACGTCGCGCGTCGTCTTGATCTGATCGATGATGCCTGCGCGGGTGAACACCTCCTCGAGGCCGAGGGCAACCTGGCCCGCGTCGATCTTCTCCAGCGTCTCGGGTGTCTGCGAGGCGATCCACCAGGCGGGTTCCTGCCCGCGCATCGAGTCCCGGATCCATTCGACAATCTCATCGCGGCCAGGCTGGCCCCCGCCGGGCGTCCCCTCGGCACCCGGTGTGCGCGCCTCGCGAAACTCATTGGCGATGATCTTGCCCATCTCGTCGAAGGCTTCGCCGCCCTCGTTGTTGAGCAGACCCTTCACACCCTTGGCGTTGGGCTTGCCGCCCAGCACCGACATCAGTTCGCCGCCGTCATCCTTGAGGCCGCCCTTCTTGATCAGCCATTTGATGAACGACGGCATCTCGGGCAGCTTGCGGCGGCCGGTGATCACCTCGGCTGCGATGCGCGTCGGGCCGGTGAGGATGCCGCCCAGTTCGTCCTCGTCGAGCTGGCGCAACTGCGCCTCGGTCATCGGCTTGTCGAGCTTGCGCAGTTCGCGGACGTCGGCTTCCATCTCGTCGAGCCGCGTCAGCAGATCCGGGTCCGTCAGCTCCTCGCGCATCGACGCGATAAATTCTTCGGTGTCGGAAATCTCCTCGCGGATCGAGGCCGCCCGCTCCTCCAGCGTGCCGGCGCGCTTGTCGATCCGCCGCACCTCCATCGCCCGCTCGTCCATCCGCGAGGAGATGTCGCTGATGCCCGCGTGGATCCGCTCGAGCCGAGCCTCCAGTTTCTTTTCCTGCTGCGCCCACGATCGGTACTGCGCGTTGCTGATCGTCAGCGACCGCTGAATCTCGAACTTCTTCGCCTGCTCGGCCTTGTAGATCTTCTGCAGCCACGCGATGAACTTGCCCTGGTTCTGGCGGATCAGTGTCGTGTTCCACAGATGCGGGAAATACCATTCCTTCTCGAATTGCTCGGCGCGCTTGAAGCCCATCCCCTCGGCCTTCTCGGCGCGCGCGGCCCACTTCTCGAACATCGCGTTGGCAAACTTCGCCACGTCGGTGACTTCCTTGACCGCGTGGACACCGCCCTCGACCATCGCCGCCTGACCCGCGGCTTCCCTGAACTCGGAGAGGCTCATGACGTCGGGCGGCACCGAGCCGGTGAGGCGCTGCCATTGATCGCGCGCCCCCGGCGTCAGCACGCGCCGGCCGAACCGGTACTGCGAATAGGCGTCCATCATCTTGTCGGACAGCGCGACCCGCTGGCTGTTCAGCTCCATGTGCATCAGCCGGTCGATCGCGGCGACGTCGGAGGTGGTGATGTTGTTCTGGTTGTCGCGGAACAGGTACGGCATCTCCGCGAGGCTCGCCATGATGCGCCGCCCGATCACCGAGGTGGCCTGCATGACATTGCGGATCGGCGAGCCGAGGAAGCCGAGCGGGATCTTCTCGAACCCCAGCGCACCGGCCAGCTCGAGGGTGCGGGTGTCGGTGGCTGCCGCACCGCCAGCCGCCGCCGTGCCGGTGCCGGTGGTTGGCGCGACCGGCGCTGCCTCGGCCCCGCGGCGCTTCGTCTCCGCGATGATTTCGTCGGCATGCTTCGCGGCGAAGGCGGCCGCCTCGGGATTGTCCCAGATCTTGCCGGCGAGGTAGTCGTCGACGAACTTCGCGACCGTCAGCGGCACCGCCGGCGGCACCTCCGCGGCAGGCAGCGCCTGCGCACCGGGCACCTCGGCTGCAGCCGCTGGGGTGACGGGGCCAAGCCGGGGAGCTTCTGGTGCGCCAAGGGTTGGCACCGCTTCCGCACCAGGCACCGCTGCACCGGGGATGGTGGGCGGGGCCGCTGCAGCAGCAGGTGCCTCGACCGGCGGCAGAGCTTCAGCACCGGGCGCGACGGCTGCACCGGGGACGGCGCCCGGTGCGACGGGCGTTGCACCGGGGGGGACCGCCTCACCAGGCACAGCCGCCGCGCCGGGCACTGGCGGCTCGATCAGGGCACCGGGCACGGCCGCCGCACCAGGGGCGACTGGCACGGCGGCGGCACCGGGAACGGCACCAGGAGCGGGGGCTACCGGCACCGGCTCGGTCGCAGTGGCGGCATTCCGGCGCGCAACCTCGGCCGCGATCGCGTCGGCGTTCTTTGTGGCAAACGCTATATGCGCGGGACTGTCGAGGCTGCGGCCCGCCTGATAGTTGTCGACGTAGTCCGCCACGCTGCTGGGCGGCGGAACGGCCTGCGCAGCCGCACCCGCCCCCTTGGCATTCTCGGCCGCGATGATGGCATCGGCCTTCGCGTACCGCTCGGCGTGTTCCTTCCGCCCGATCGTGCCGGCGTGCAGATCGATGTCGGCGCGGTACTTGTCGAGGCCCGCCGCCATGATCGCGGTCTGGCCGCGCGACATCAACGCAGCCGCGCCCATACCGAGGATTCCCGACAGCAAGGTGCCGCTCGCGATCGACAGCGCAGAGTCCTCCCAAGTGCGGGTTTCCTGGGTGGACTGCAGGATGCCTTCAGCCGTGCCGGTCTGGAACGCGCCCATCCCGCCGACTGACGCCGCCGACTTCATGATCGAATAGCCGCCCTTCACCGAGCGGTAGATCTGGCCACCGGGCAGCGCGATCGTCGGATCCCCGAGGATGGCACCGGCAAACCGCGCCACCGTCCCGTGCCAGCCCGCAGCTGCAAGCGACTCGTCCTGCGAAAGCTCCTCGGAGATGCGCTGCGCGATCGCGCGTGTTTCCTGCGGTGACCGCGAGCCGTAGAAATTCGAGGCGTAGTATTGCTGGAAGACGCTGTCCTTGTAGAGCGGGTCTTCCGCAGGAGTGTAGCCCTCGACTTCCGGGTACTGCTCGCGCCACAGTTTCTGGGCCGCCCCGACCAGCCAGCTTTCGCGCTGGAAGCCCAAGCCAATGGATTCAGCGAACGTCGGGATCGGGACATATTTCGGCGCACCGAGCGGCGCATTGGGATCGCCCCAGTCGTAGCGTTTCGGCTGCAATTGCGGCGGGCGCTGCAACAGGCCCGTCTCATAACCCAGGCCCCGGTCCTCGTCCTCCTCGGGTTCAATGAACGGCATCAGTCTTTCTTCTTCCTGCCGCCGGTCGCCCGGCTCCCACCCGAGGTGAGCAATTGCCCTGCTGCGCCCAGCCCCCGCACCACGGCGCCAGCCGCCGCCTCGCCGGCACGCTGCAGCGGCGGCCCGAGGCGTTCGCCCACACGCCCGCCCGCCTCGACGAACGGCTTGCCAAATTCGTCGTACAGCGCACCCCGGTCCTGGGCGCGCAGTTCGTCAATGTTCGCGTCCGGTCCAAGGCTCGGTGACACCACCGGGCCGGACCCCGGCATCATTGGATTCTCGATCAACGGTGGCGGCACGCGCATTGGCTGCGGAGCCGCCGCCGCCTGACCCCGGATGATTCCCAGCCTCTCCTCTTCCGCCGCGGCCTTCTTCGGCAGCGTGGGATCGGCCCAGAACCGCGTCCCGCGGATGGCGTCATACTTGGGCGGGCTGGTGCGGTCGTCCCGCACGATGACGAGGTAAGTCGGCGGGTGGTTATAATCCGGGTTGGGTTCCTGGATGCCTTCGGCGTTGGGCACCGTTTTTCTAGTGTCAGGATCCCTGGTTGGATTGTAGCTCCCGGCCTCAGACTCGGTGCGCTTGTCCGGCACCAGGGCCACGGTGTAGTTGGCCGCCGGCGATGTTCCCATCGGATCCCCAGTGAAATCACCAAGGGGAACGCCCATCTTTTTCGCGGTGAAATCGAGCAGCTCGGCGCGAATGTAGCCATGCCCGCCGGCGACCGGCGGGTAATACTTCTCCGGCGCGTGCTTCATCAGTTGGTTGTTGTTCGTCGGCGAAGGCATCCAGATCTTGCCTTCCTTCAGCAGCTTGATCGCCGACTCCTTCGCCTTCTTCGCGTCTCCATTGTTGGCGGCGAACTGGATCGAATAGGCGTGGGCATAGTCGACCGCCAGCGCCCGCGCGACATTCGGGTCACTCGGCACCTGCGGCGCATTGCGGGTGATCCCCTCGACGAGGGAGGGAAGGAAACCACTGGCCCCGAACTGCTCGGCGATCTTGTCCGGCGTTTCCTTGTAGGCGTCCTCCAGCCCCTTCCTCTCGAGGTATTCGCGCCGCTTGGTCTGCGCGGGATCCTCGTTCTGCTTCTGCTTGATCCAGTCGGCGTAACCCTTCTCGTCGTAGAAGCTCGCGGTCGTGCGCCAGGTCGACAGCGTGTGCGCGTTGTCCTCGCCGAGCAGCTTCATGGTTTCGGCCGGCAGGCGCGTATAGAGGGCGTCGAGTCCGCTCATTACCGCCTGGTGCTTGGCGGGATCGGTCGTCGACATCAGGCTGCGCAGCGTCTGCGCGATCACCGGATTGTGGATGGTCGCGTTGAGCATCTCATCGGTCTGCTTGCCGAGGTTCTGAAACTGCGCGGTGATCTGCTTAGGGGACGCCTTCGACGCCCAGTTGGCGAAGGCGTTGGCCTCATGCGGCTCGAGGATGGAGAAGGCCCCCATGTCCTGGTCCTGGCGGATCACAGCCTGGCGGGCGATCTTCTCGTCCGTCACACGCGCGGTCTGCGCCGGGTCGTCCCAATTGATCGGCTCGATCTTCGGGCCTTTGTTCCAAACGCGATCGGCCTTGTAGGGGTTGTCCTTGTAACCGTCCGTGATCGCCTTGTCGGTCGCCTTGAAGATCCGGTCCATCTTCTCGAGGAATGCGCGTCGGTCGTTGTCGCGTTCAGCGGCCATGTCCTGCCGGACCTGGGCCTGCATCTGCGACCGCTCGGCCGGCGTGCCGTCGGAAAACTTCTCGCCGTATTCCACGCCGGCGATGATGTGTTCCGCCTCTTCGCGCTGCTTCGGATCGCCGACCGCGTTGACCAGTTCGCGCAGGCCCTCGATCCGCGAGCGATCGGGAAGCTCCTCGGCCTGGATTGACGACCGCAGGCTGGTCATCATGCCGTTGAGGTCGTCCTTCAATTGCAGCTCGGCGTCCCGCATCCGCCGGATGCCTAGCCGCGTCGTCGTCAGGTCCGTCGTGCCGGGCGCAGCAACCGGTGCGGCAACACCGCCTTCGACTGCGACCTCACCGCCACCTCCACCCGCACCACCAGCAGGAACATCAGCCGGCACGCCCTCGGGAAAGCGCCCGCCGTAGCCGCCGCCGCCCGCGCCGCGCGTCGGCAGGCCAGCCGCACCGACCGCGGGTGCCGCACCGCCACCGCCTGGGCCGCGGCCGGCGGCCCCGCCGCCCCCGGCGCCCTTCCGCTCGGCCCACGCGATCAGGTGCGCCGCCGTCGGGTTCGCGTCGAAGATCGTTGTGTTGGCGGCGTATCCCTTCGCGCTGACGAAGGTCCGCGACGGCGTCTGCGGCGGCGAATTGTAGAGGGCCACCGCACCAAGGCCGGGGGTCTTGCTGCTGCCGCCGGCCCCGAGAAAGTGCGCGGCATAGATCGTCGCCGGCGTGATCGGGATGCCATAGCGCGACAGGGTCGCGGCGCTGTTGTCCGCGTATTTGAAGGCCATGAACTCTTGCAGGGCCAGCGCCTGGTCTTCCGACCAGCCGGGATGCGGGTTGCGCAGCGCGAGGACTTGCGCCTCGGTGCGGCCCTGCATCAGGTCCGGCCGGTATTTCTCGATCATGTACATCCAGGTGCTGGGGACGAATTGATAGATGCCGCCCTTGAACTTCCCGATGTGCCAGCGCCCGCCGCTTTCCGCCGTCAGCACCGGCCCGCGGATCCACTCGCGCGGAACGATGGTCTGGCCGGGGATGAAATCCTTGGCCTCGATGCGGGTGATGACCCCACCGGGTGCCGCAGCAGGCGCCGCAGCCGGCGCCGCGCCAGCCGTTGGAGCTGGTGCCGTGCCGGGAGCCGCGGGCGCGGCTGGAGTGCCACCGGGGGCACCGCCCTGCCTGAGGACTTCCTCGGTCTGCGGATCGCTGCCGGGCGGTGCCGCGGGCGGCATGGTTGGAGTCGGCTTGGTGCCAGGCGCGGCAGGAGCAGCGGGCTGGCCGGGTGCAGTGGGCGTGGTGCCGGCACCGTCGACGGGCGCGGTGCCCTGCCGGATCTGGATCCGTTCCTTGAGCGGCCGCGCCGCATCGACCGGCCGCGTCAGACGCGAAGCGTTTTCTACTTTCAGGTCTTCCAAAACCTGCCAGTGGCCAATCGCATTGGCCTTGTCCGTGTACTCCTTGATGTCCTCTTCGGTCAGGCCCGCACGACCGCGCGTCTTCTTGAGGAGGTCATATTCCTTCTTCAGTTCGAACCGCTCGGCCTTGAACTTGTTGTCGTGTTCCCGAAAAATCGTCCGGCCGTCCCGCTCCAGTGTCTTGAGGTCGCGAAGCTTGAAGCCGTAGACGCCGGTCTGATTGAGGTCTTCCTCGGCCGGGATGTAGGTTTCTTCGCCCTGCGGGCCGTACTCCCACTTGCCGGCCAGCTCTGGCCGGTCCTTGGCGTATTTCGAATCCGTGCTGAACGTCGGGTGGTTGGGCTTCTTGAACGTGTCGGGCCAGTGGCCGTACTGGTCCGCCGTCGTGCCCGCCTTGAACGCGCCGCGCAGATCGTAATCCTCGCCGCTGTCATACGGCGCATTCTGCTCCTTCCAGGTCTTGAACTTCTCTTCCTCGGCCGGTGTCAGCTTTGTCTCGTACCTCGCCGGATCAACCGCAGTGGCGCCGCCGCGCATGCCCTTGCGCAGCTGCGCAATGCCTTCCTCAAAGACTTTCCTCGCCGCCGCGGGGCCGTCGCTTTCCAGAGTCCGCTGGGTTTTGCCGATCAGCCAGGCGCGCGTTGCCCTGCTGAGGAATGCATCGCGTTCGTTCTTCAGCCGCTCCGGCGATATCCGGTTGCGCGGATCAGCCAGTGTCTTGGCGTAGATCTTGTCGAGTTCCTCAAACCGCTTCCGCATCCCCTCGGTTTCGAGGCCGTCCGCCGCCCCGACGAGTTCAATCTCGTTGCCGAGCCGCTGTCGTTCGACGAGCCGGCCATCCTCGCCGAGGGCCTCGTCGCGCGCCATCTTCTCCTTGACCATATGGCCGTGCCGCTCGGTGTGCAGGCGCACGAAATACGAGTCGTAGCCCTGGCGCAGATGCGGCGCGACGTTCGCCATGATGCCGGCCTTGTAGGTCGTGAAGGCCTGGTCGAACCCCGCCGGGTCACCCTGAAAATCCTGCTGCAGCTTGCCGATGTCGGCGTTGATCTTCGCCGTCATCGCCGTGTCGTAGTTATGCTCGGCGGTCTTGTTCCACTGCTTGGCGAGGCGGCCGCCACCGATGATCGGCATCATCGTGACTTGCGGCATGCCATCGGGGCCGACCGTCACCGCCTTCTGCGCTTCCTGCTCGACGAAGGGCGAGGCAATGTCCTCGACGCCCTGGCCGATCCGGCCCAGCGCCTGGCCCAGCCACTTGTATGGCCCGGCGATGTCTTCCGGCGTGACGCCGGTCTTCGGGGCCTCGGTCAGAACCAGACGGCGCGGGACCGTGGGAAGCTGTGCTGCCATTTAATAGCCTGTTGATCCGAACCGTCCGCCGAGTCCGCTCAACGAGGACAGCGCACGGCCGAACGTGCCGAACATGCTGCTGCGCATCGCCTGGTCGCCGGCATAGGCGTAATACTTCTGATCCTCCCAGAGCTGCTGCGCCTGCGACTTGATGTTGCCGACCTTGATGCGGCGCTGCCGGTCGCTTTCCTTCGACTCGCGCGCGTCGATCGCCAGCCCCGTCGGCGACTCGTGCATCACCCCCGACGAGGCGCGGATGGCGTTGATGTTGCCCAGCGTCTCGGCCAGCTCGTTCTGCAGCGATGACGAGGTCTGGTCCGCCTGCACCAGCGCGGCCTGGCGCTGCCGCTCGGCCTGCGCGGCGCGATGCGCGTAAGCCGCCTGCTGGCCCTGCCCTTCCATGAGGCCGCCAAAGATCCCCATGCCGGTGCTGGCGAGCGAAGCGACCATCGGGAGTGCTTGCATGGCTACACCGTCGTATCTGCAGAAAACTCCAGGATGTCCATCGGCCCAGGAATGTCCTTGATCAGGACGCGCCGCGGGTCGACCGCACGGCCGAGCGAGCGGAACGGCAGCGCCTCCTCGCGCCAGGCCGGCATCAGGCTTTCGTTGTCGCCCTGGCCCCAGCCCGAGATGCGCCGGTTGCAGAACTCGAACCCGCCGACATGCTTCAGTGCCAGCACCGCCTTGCGGATCTTGCGCTTGCGGTGGGTCTGCTGCACCGACTGGCCGCTGTTGGCGTGCGGGAACAGCGGCTCGAATGTCGCGGTCCACTTCTCGCCGACATAGACGTAGGTGCCGGTGAAGACATCGTCCGGCTTCAGGACCAGGTTGCCGTTGGCATCGACCGTCCGCTCGCCGAGATAGCGCCACTGGTCCGCGACATCGACGGTGCCGGTCGCCATCCACCACAGCGGCCCGGTGGCGCCGCGCGTCGACTCGCGCTTGTCGCCCTGCGTGAAGAACACGACCTCGGACAGCAGGACGTAGGTGCCGCCGGTCTGCGACACGCGCACCCAGCGATACGGATAGGCTGTCGTCGGATGCGTGCCGATGATGGTCACGGGGGTGGTCTGATCGGCGATCGTGGTGGTGCCCATCAGCACGCCATCGCTGGCGTTGGCCGGCAGCGTGTTCGAGCCGTAGATCTGCAGCGTGACATTCGCCGCGTCGGTGAAGCCCTGGTCGATCGAGGGATAGAACGTCGCCTTGCTCACCGTGTGTCCGACCGTGGTGAACCGTCCGACCCAGCCCTCGGCCGCAGTCTTCTTCGCGCACTTGTCCGCCGTCTGCTGGATCACGGAATCGAACGCCGCCTCGCGCGTGGCATTCTCCGACATGTCGCCGATCGGCACGCCCGCCGTGCGGTAATGCTCGAACTCGGGATCCTGCCCGCTGGCCAAAGCCGCCGGGATGTCGTTGAGCCGCACCGCGCCGTCGAGCCACGCCAGCGGGTCGAACCTCTCGACCACCACCGGAAACTCGGTGCTGCCGAATTGATACTGCGTGCAGAACGTCACGTTGGCGTCGAGCGACGATATCCACTTCACCGTGCCGGCGCCGTCCCACGGCACCCAGCCGATCCAGTCCCGCTCGGTGTTGTATTTGCCGACGCAGACCGTGCCGTTGGTATTGAGGACGTAGATGTACCGCTCGGGATAATCCTTGTCGCCGGTCGAGGCCGCCAGTGCCATCGGCACCGCGAACAGCTCGCCGTGATAATCGGTCAGGTGGCGGATCATGTAGGGCCGCGCCGTCTGCCCGGTGGCCACGATCGCCAGCAGCTTGTTGCGCCCGGCGTTGAGGTAGACGTGGCCCTCGGTCGTCTCGAGCGGGCGCACCCGATCGGACGCATCCTTGGACACCGGGCGAAACTTCACCGAGCCGGTCTGCAGCGGCGCATTCTCGCTGATAGGAATATAAAAAACGCCCTGATCTGTAAAAACGTATTGATCGGCGCCGCCGAGGACGTGGTAGACGCGCGGCTTGCCGCTGCACAGCTCGGCCATGGCGCCGTCCGGCGTGCCGTCGATGTCGAAGTCATACGGCGCGCCGATCGCCGACCACAGGATCGCTTCCTTGGTCTTCGGCAGATCGGTGAAGGTCAGCCGGTTGCGATCGTTGGTGCAGGACTGCGGCCAGCCATTCGCGTCCGAAATCATCTGCTCGTTCCAGGTCAGCGTCGGCAGCGGCGAGCCAAATTGCGGCTTGATCGCGAGCCGGCCACGTTCCTTCGGCCCGACGATCCATTCGCCCGGCTTCGGCGGATCCTGGTCTGAGTTCCAGAAATAGCTGGTGTGGGTGTTGAGCAGTTGCACCCAGATCCGGTTCAGCGCGAGGTCGATCTTGACGATTTCGCCCTCGTTGTCGCTTTCGTCGCCGATGACAATCTCGCCGACCGAATAGCCCGCCACGCCGGGGCCGGGGCCGCCCGGCACGGACACGTCGAGCGGGCCAAGGATGGTCAGCATCTGCAGCGGGTAGAGCTTCTCCAGCACCGTCGCCTCGGCGTCCCGCGCACTGATGTGCTTGTCGATGCGGATGCGCCGGTTGGCGAAAGTGAAGATCGAGCCGACATGGTTGCCGGTCAGGACGTCCGCCGACCAGTGGATCGTGATCGGACCCAGTTCCTGGTCCGACGGCGTCATGGTGACGCCCCGCTCGGCCATGCGGAACAGCGGCACCCGCGGCACGCTGTCAGGGCCGAGGTCGAACGTGAACTCGGTGAAGGTCCAGGTCACCACGAAGTTGTCGTCGACCAGGCGCCGGATCACCACCGGGCGCATGTTGGTGAAGCAGACCACGATGTCGCCCAGATCGGTCATCGCCCACGACGCGAACCGGCAATTGAGCAGCGTCCAGGGGAACCCGGCGCGGGCCGCCAGCGTGAGGCCGTCGCTGTCGCGGATCCGCAGCGTGCCGGCGCCAAAGCACAGGTAATAGGTGACGCCGCTTTCCATCCGCACCTCGTCGCAGCGGGCGTCCTCGATGAACAGCGCCTTGCGCGCCGGGCGCATCACCAGCGCGCGGCTGTTGGCAATGCGAAAGTTGCGCGCCGTGCGCGCGCCCGCGCGGAACAGCGGGATGTCGTCGCCGCGGCGGGTACGCGGGTCGAGCTGGCCGGCAGAGAAATCCTGCTGCCGGGGAAGGTTGGCCGGGATCACCATGGCATCGGCGCCTTGCGGGTGCTGCGGGTGCGCAGCCAGGTCGAGCGGTAGACCGGCCGGGCGCGCTGCTCCTGGTCGCTCTTGGTTTTGGCCTGCTGGATGTAGGCCTCGCCCTCCTCCCGTTCGCGCCGGGCCTCGCCGTGATCCTCGTTCAGGCCGCCGAAAATGCCGGCGCGCACGAAGCTGCGCAGTGCCTTGACGAACAGCGGATGCAGTTGCTCGGGGAGAGGCTGCAGCACGATCTTGGCGGTGACCTCGCCATTGGGCGCATCGCCCGCCGATACCAGCACCTTGTTGCCGACGATCTTCCAGTCGACGTCCTGGCCGTAAACCCGGACCCAGATCAGGCTCAAACTGTTCGCCGGCTTGGCGTATTCGTCCTGGTATTCCGTATCGGGTGAATCCCCGAGCCGGGTCATATGCTGGATGGCGGTGGCGAACTTCCAGTCATGGGCGGCCAGCAGATCGAGGATCGCCGCCTCATAGGCGATCGAGGCCACCCTCCACTCGTCGGACCCGTCTTCCTCGGCATTGCAGAGGGCATTGCCCGTCAAACCGAGACAGTCATTCACGATACTCAGCTTGTTGAACATGCCCCGGAAGGTGCCGCCGAACGCCGGACAAATCAACGCACACGGCTAGTTGGGCAGCAGCAGCTCGACCGTATAGGACTTGAGGGTGATGCTGTCGGTGCCAAGCGCAAGCTGGCCGGTGATGACCACCGTGGTCGCGACCGTCGTGTCGACCGCCCCCGTCACCAGATCCCCGGTATTGCCGTTGCCGATACCGATGGAGATGGGGCTATGACCAATCTGGGTGCCCGCCGTCTGGTTGCGGATCATCACGTAATCCTGCTCGACCAACTGCGTCGTCAGGGGCCGTTCAAAGAAGATCGTTCCCGCCGCGCCGCTGAAGCGGATGCGCAAGGTCTTGTTGCCCGCGCTGTTATTGGCGGTCCACAGCGGCATGATCCGCAGGATGCCGTTCGCGCCCAGGATGGCGGGAATGTTGATCGTCGCCAGCGTCGTCTCGGTCAGGTTGCCGGTGTGCGACACATTCGGATTGGCCAGCGCCAGCATCCGGCCATTCGACAATTCGCGCCGGATGGAGACGTGATCCACATACATCAGCGAGGCCGCGGAGCCGGTCACATGCTCCACCCGGCAGCGCATTTTCCGCTTGCCCGGCGGGACAACGACCAGGACCGTGCCCTTCTGCCAAGCCGTCGTGCTGGAGAATTGAGTATTTACAGTCAGCGGATTGGCGTTTGCTTCGTCGTAGAAGTAATAGGTCATGCGGAAATTGTTGGAGCCGGCCGCATTACCCTTAAACATGGCGACAAATTCTAGAAGCTGACCTTCCTCCACAAACAAGAAAGCATTGTGGATCACATTGGACGCCGGCGTCAGGGAAATATACTGCGACCCCGCCACGCCAGCATTGTCGACGATCTGGGCGACAGTACCGGCTTCGGTCCAGCCCAATGTCCCGTCGTCGAACCCGCCATTGAACAGCATGTTCGACAGGTTCGATGAATACGGATGGACGATGTTCCGCGCGTTGGCGGCGGTCAGATCCTCGACCGCGCCGGTGCCCGCAGTGTTGCGGCCCTTGATCGTCTGCGTCAGCACATTCGGAAATTTGGCATTGGTCACCACGCCGGCCGCGATCGTCGTCGCGCCGTCAGCAACCGACGCCACCTCGCCGGTATGGTTGGGGTGAACGTAGCCACCGCCGCCGGTCGCGGGAGGAGGAAACAGCGGCATCCTACAGCTCCGTGACGCGGAGCGAACCCGCGCCGTCACCCGCCCAAATCGCGTGAATGATGCCGGTATAGGTGGGTCGCGGCATTTCCCAATAGGCGCCGGTCACCAGGGCGACCGTGTAGCTGGTCGCGGATGCCGCCGTGCCGTATTTCACATAGCAGACGTTGGCGTCGTCGTTGACCAGCAGCAGGCCTTTGCGGGCGGCGTTCGCCGCGACCACCTGCGTCGACGTGATCGCGGACGCGATGTTGGAGAGGGCCGCCGCTGCGACGGCATCGTCGACCGCGCCGACACGGACCCACTGCCGGCCGAGCGAATCCATGATCGGAGGAGTGTAGTCGCCGTCGGTCCCGGCGAGCGAGGCGGCAACATCCTGGCGCACGCCGAGCGACATGATGCCGGTGGAGCCAGACGCATGGACCGAATCCTCGGCCTTGCCCAGTCCGGTCGTCGAGGTCATCACGCCGATCAGCAGTTGGCCGTTACTGCCGAGTTGCAGCGAGGCTTGCTGACCGTCAGTCATGACGGGCGCCGCCGCGTTGTATTGCCCGCCAGCCAGTTGGCTCTTGGTCGCCGTCGCCGCAGCCGGCGCGACCGGCGCGTGCGTGGCGGTCTGGTTGGCTGCGGTCGTGCCACCAGGCGGCGCGGTCCCGACCTTGGTGTCGATCGACGTGAGCAGGGCGTTGGCCGCAGCCTGGTTCGCTGCGGTCGCCTGCGCATCCAGCTTGGTGTCGATGGAGGAGAGAGAGTCGTTGCCGACGACCTGGTTGGCAGCGGTCGCCCCGCCAACCTCGCCGCCACCGCCGCCACCGCCGCCGCTGCCGATGTCCTGCAGCGACTTGAGGATGCCGCGGTTCAGCCCGACCAGCGAGGCCGGTACCTCATCGGGATCAGTAACGCGCGGGTCTTCCGCGTTGCCGATCGCCTTGAGCGGGTCGCGGTAGATATGATGGTTCATCGCGCGGCTCCTGTCCGACGCGACGGCCGCGTCCTACTTCCGGCCAAGCCCCGGCTTGTCGTCGTCGTCGTCCTTGCCCCTGACCCGGCCCGGTCCCGGCTTGTCGCCGATCGACGGCTTGTCGTCTCCGGCGGACACCGGCCCGGCCTTGTCGACCTTCATCACGGCACGGGCCTTCTCGGGCGTCTCCGGCAGCTTGTCGCCATAGCGCGGACGCGCCACCTTCAGCGTGGCGACGTTCTGCTCGCCCGCCTCGTCGAGCGGCTGCATCATCGCATTCGGCCAGCCGTCATATTCGAACTTCTCGCCTTCGCGGATCAGCCGCGGGCCGCGCGCCTGATCCAGCGTCAGCCAGAGCTTGCCGATCGCTTCATACTTGGCCATGGAAAGCTCCTTACGCTGAACTGGGCGAATTGCCCCGGTACTGGCGGATCTTGTCGACATCCTCGACGATCGCCACGATCACGGCGCCGCCCGTCATCGTGCCCGCCACAGTCGCGCGCACGCCGAGATACTGCTGGTACTGCGACGGCGGCAGCGCCGTCTTCAGCTCGTAGCCCTTCACCAGCGAGGCCAGCGGGATCGCCGCCGTGGAATAGTGGATCGTCGGCGTCGACAGTGCCGCATTGTCGTCGCTCAGAACCTCGAACACGATCGAGGTGCCGCCGGCGAACGCGGTCGTGACCAGGATATAGAGCCAGGGCGGCCATTGCCCCCCGCCAATGTCGCGGAACGTATTCGGCGGCGTGCCGCTGAACGGTCCCAGATCCTTGACGTGCGGCATGATGGCGGTGGTCGTGATCGCAACGCGATCAGCCAGAACCTGTTCTTGGTCGAGGAGCATGTTCGTTCCTTTCGTCGATCAGGTCGTCGATCAGGTGTTCAGACCACGCGGTCCTCGGTGTCGAGGATCTGGTCGCACTGGCGGATCGGGATGCCGCGGAACGACACCTTCGACTGGCCTTCCTCCTGGCCGACCGTCAGGTAGACGTTGCTCTGCCGCTGCGCCTGGATGTCCAGCATCGTGAACACGGTCGCATTGCAATAGAACGCCATCTTGCCGCCACCGCGCAGCGCCTTCGGGATCTTGTGAACCGCGCGGGTCATGTACAGCAGCACGTCGGGCGGCGTCGTGTTGGCGACGAGATTCGCCACGTCGATGTTGGCGATGCGGACGTTGGTCATCCAGTTGTTGACCGCCACGCCCGGTGTCATCTTCCAGTGGGACCGGAACGCCATGAACTCGAGGCCGGCATCGTCGGTCGCGATCTGCTTGCCCAGATCCTCCATCTGCATGCCGCCGTTCAGCCCCTTCGGGTAGAACATGTGCGTGGCGCGCTGGCCCCAGGTGATCAGCCAGATCGAGGTGTTGTCGGTGGTGGTGCCGCCGGCGTCGACGATGTTGCGGCCGGATGGCGCGGTCTTGGAGCTGTACTGAATCGCGAGGCCGGGAAACTCCTCGGGCACCGCGGTGACGTCGCCGTAGAACAGCGTCTCGGCCAGCTGCTGGTTCATCGACTCGGCGTAGGCCGATTCTTCCGAGGCCATCCAGCCTTTGCCGTTCCGCTCGGCGAGGCGGACGTCGATCTTCGACATAGCCTCGAGCATCGCCGCCTGCACGCTGATCTGCGCGGTGGTCGACTTTGAGTGCGGGACGCCCTGGTTGATGCGCCGGTAATAGACCAGCGGCAACCCGGTGCGCTGCGTCACCTCATGCCCGTTCTGCAGGTTGCCCTCGAACCACGGCGCGTCGAGCAGAATCTCGTTCGACTGCTGCAGCATCTCGATGATCATCGCGGTCTTGCCGCTCGGATCCAGCCGCGTTTGCACATCAAGCAACGTCGGCCAATCGCCACCAATTACCGCCATGGGTTAGACCTTTCGATCAGGGTACAATCGATCCTCCCACTTCGCAGGGGGAGGCGTGGGCGTCTCATGGGCGTGGCCATTCGGCTGGCTCACACCCTGGTTGGCCTTCTGCAGCAGCAGCTTCTCGATCACGTTGAAGCCGGCCGCGCTGCGAATCTCGTTGGTCAGAACCTCGGCATCCGCGGCGCCGATCTGCGCGGTGGCACTCGCGGTCAGGGCGCGGTAGCGCGCCGAGGCCGTGGCCTGCGGGCCGAGCTTGGCAAATTCATCGAGCAGGAACCGCTGGTCGAAGGCCTTGGCCGCGACCTGGAAATCGAGAAACTCGCGTGCCATCTCCGTGAGGATTTCCGGCGAGGCTTTGTGCTTGTGCAGGATCTTCTGCGCCGCCCCGATCAGCGGATGCTCCGGGTCGAGCTTGATGTCGACCGCCGGCACCTCTTTGTACTTCGCGGCCAGCTCGGTGATCACCTCGGGCGGAAGCTCGACCTTGTAGCCGGCCGGATCCTTCGGGATCGCCGCCGCTTTCTCGGTCAGTTCCTTGTGCGCCGTCTCAAGCTCGGCGACGTGCTTGACGAAGGTGTCCTTGGGCGCGCCCGTCTCGGCGTCCCAGTGTTCCTCGGGAATATAGTCAGGCCGGCTCGGGGGTGTCGGGGGCGTCTGGCCGGTCGGCGGCGGCTGCGAACCGGCGGGGACCGCCGCTGCGGATCCGGGTGTCGCGGCCGGCTCGGGACTCACCAGGGAAGACAAGCCCGGCGACGGGGCTGGTGCTGGTGCTGCTTCGGGCGGCATTTAGCTCGGCGTCCTCGAACATGATCAAAATATCCCGGCAGAAATTGCGCCTTCCATTTTGCAGGATCAACGCACAAGCCTCGGACCCCGGATGCGCCACCTCCATCAGGACATGCTGCAGATACCGCCGCAGCACGTCGACATCGCGCCGCACCGTCGGCGAGCCGGCAATCCGCTGGCAGGCCTCGAACGCCGCTTCCCTGATCTTGACGGCCTCGGTCACATCGGTGGTCCCGGCGGCGCCCCTTCCGGTGGCGCGCCTTCTTCAGGTGGCGCACCGCCCTCGCCACCAAGGCCCGCGGCGCTGGCGGCCACCTGCGCCATCTGCTGGATCTGCTTCATGTCATTGAACTCGACCAGTTTGTCGCCGAGCTTGTCCTTGAGATTGGCCGAGGTGGTGATGCCGTTGATCAGCATCTGGCCCATCTGCGGGAAGGCGGTGTTGATGATTTCCAGGAGCCGCATCGCGGTCAGCACTTCCTGGTTTTCCTGCGCACGCTGCGCCGGGTTATAGGCCGCGAGCGAAACCTCCTTGCCCTGGTATTCGAGCTTCGGCACCACGCCGCGCTTTTCCGCGATGTACTGGAAACGCTTGAACACCTGATAGGGAAACTCGCGCCAGAACGAGAAACCGGGCGCGCCGATTTTCTTTTGGGCTTTGACCATCTGATCCATCCACTGTTCTGCAGTGGGTGGGGTCTTGCCGAGCTGCTCGGGGAAATCGACGTAGTGCAGTCGGCGGATCCGCGACTCGCGCCGGTCATGCTGGAACATCGCGGCGTCGAGCGGATTCGGGTCGTAGATCTTCTCGATCGAATCGCGGTTGCCGCCGGGCCGGCGCGGATAGGCCATGCCCGGCTCGATGCCGTTTTCGAAATTCATCACGTTGTCGTCGTCATAGGCGATCGGCGGCCGGATCGTGAACTCCATGTTTTCGATGAACGCCTTCTCGGTGTCATCGACCAGATGAAACTCGGGCAGCGCGCGGATCAGCGGACCTTCCGGCCAGGCGAAATCCGGCGACGAGCCGAACCGCCCAACGATGAACTCGCAGCAGCCCTCGCCCTTGAGCTTGGCGTCATGCACCTTCTTGTTCTGCACCAGGACGACATGCTGCCATTCCTCGTCGGCGACATTCGACCAGTCGCGCCAATAACCCCAGATCACCTCGGTTTTTTCGTTGGGCGCGTCCTTCACCTTCTTCTCGACGTCGTCGGGCAGCTTGATGCCGGGCAGCTCGGCCTTGAGGTTGCGGTTCTTCACCCGCCGGATCATGAAGCGATCGTCGACCGCGCCATCGGGGCCGATGTTGATTTCAATCTGCCGGATGGCCTGGCCCAGACACAGAACCGGTTTGTGCTGCGCCTTGTCGCGGATGATCATGGCGAACACGCCGATCGCGCCGTCGGGCACCGCCTGCTTGGCCAGCTCGGCATAGAAATTCGACGCGCGCAGCAGATCGAAGATCATGTCGTCGGCGATCCCCGCATCATGCTCGATCACCTGCTGCGCCACCTTGTCCAGGCCGGGATCCGGCCGCCGCTCGGCCCATTTGACCGCCTCGGGCATGAAACTTTCGATGATCATCTCGAGGAAATCCTCGCTGCATTCGTAGGCCAGCGAGGTGTGCAGTTCGTCGGCGTCGTTCGACGGCAGGTTGTTCTGCGACTGCGATTGCTGCGAGCGAACCCGGCGCGGTGAGGCGTAGAAATAGCACTGCTCGATATCGTTGATACTGAGCTGCTTCTGCGCGCGCGCGTCCTGCAGCCGCTGCAAAGCTTCGGTCTGCAGTTCATCCGGCTCGGCTTCCGAGGCCTTGCCCGGCTTGAAGATCGTGACCGCTTCGGCCATGCGCGGCCTACTTCATCAACGTCTTGAGCGGCAGCGCGCCGCGCGCGCCGAACAATCGATAAAGCCGCTCGGTGCTGGATTCGGCCCGGTCCTGGACCGACAGGATCTTCTCTTCCTTGGCCGCGGCCGCGGCGCGCTTTTCCTCGTCAGTGGGCCGGTAGCTCATGTCGGGTGGGCGTTGCATCGGACAGCACCTCCGCGCCGTTCGCGATACAATCCCGCCAAAGCCCGTCGGGGGTCAACGCACACGACTTGAGGCCGATCAGGTGCTTGATCCCGCCCACGCACCACGGCGTCATCACCCCCCAGCGCCGGCCCGCGAGATTGACCGGCATCTGCAGCACCGCATTGTTTGTCATGAAACGTCCGGCCACCAGTTCGCCACCGTGGTCCTGCGGCACCGCCACGATCACCGTGCGCGGGAGCTGGATGTCGTAGAACAGCCACATCCGGGTCCGCGCCACATAGCCGATCGCCGAGACATGCTTGAACCGCCCCGGCACCCAGCGATTGACCCAGTCCTTCGCCGCCCGCGGCCAGAACACCAGCATCCAGTGCGTCGGCTCGTATTCGGTGATCGCGGCGCCGGGGACGATCGCGCCGATATTCATGCCACGCGCCGACGCATGCGCAGCGACCGCCGGGTCTGCACCGGCGCCGCCCGCTTGCCGATCGGCCGGCCGACCATGGCGCGCCCCTCGCCCTCGCCGAGGACCAGATACTGCAGCGCGTCCGCGACGTTGCTGTACTGGTCCTTGACCGGCACTTCCTTGATCAGGCCGGAGCCTTTGATCTTCTCAAAGTGATATTTCCCGGCCATGGCCACCTTCAGGGTGCGCGGCCGGCTCGGGTCCAACAACAGCCTTGGCATCCCGTCCTGCATCTCGCGCAAGACGAAGGTGACCGCGTCGATCCGGGTCTGGATGTTGTTCTGTGGCACCGGCGCCGGGTTGACCGTCATGCCGAACGATTCAAAAATGTCATACGCGGTCCGCTCGTCCGACTGGGTCTTGTCCTGCCCTTTCGGGTCGCCGTGCAGCCGGAACGCATAGCCGGGAAACCGCTGGTCGAGCTTCCGCTTCACCAGCGGGGCGAACTCCACCGCCCCGATCCCGAACGCCACCAGCTCGTCGAGGATCACCCAGCGATTGTTGACGACCTGCCCGAACACAGCTGCGGGCGAGCGCCCGAAATCCAGCCCGATCAGGATCGGATAGCCGGGCAGCGGCTTGATGTCCTGCTTCGCGACATGCGTCTCGGGCGAGAATTGCCCCCAGACCGGCCGGCCCTCTACATAGAGGCTGATGCGGTTCATCAGTTTAGAATCGACCCACTGCTTGGTCTTGCCGCGCACCTTGTCGTGGTAAAACTTGACCGGCAACCATCTCAGGTTTTCGGCGCGCGGGTTCACTCTATATGCAGTGACCGTCTTGCCATCGACGCCGAACACCTCGTTCAGCGCCGGCGGCTGCACGAAATAGCCCCATTCCTTCGGCCAGCGCATGCGCGCCCGCTCGTCGCTCGACATATCCGTGGGATACGGCACCTCGCCGGTCATCTGCGGGATCCAGTGATCCTCGCCCGGCTCGTTCATGTCGCCCAGCACCCCGGACCATTTCGGCCCGCCATCCCTGATCGGCGGAAACCGCCCGGTGCGGCCCTCGGCGTCGTCAAACACCTGCTTGGTCGCAAACTGCATTTCGTGAAACCAGAACCCGGTGAACTGGGTCGAGAAGAGCTTGCTCACGTCCTCGGGCGTATCCAGCGCCATGAACACCAGCTCGCAGCGGACGTCCGCCAGCGACAGCGAGTATTCCATCGGCTTCGACAGCCGCAACTCGCCGTATTGCTGCGGCGGCAGCCAGTCGACCACGTCTTTCAGGGTCGTATCGCGCAGTTCACTGTAAGTATTGCGCACAATCCCCCACCGGGTCTTCCTCAACCCGTCCATCGGCGAGGGCGTCTGCTCGCAGGATATCGCCCAGATCTTGTTGATCACCGCCAGGGTCTTCCCGCTGCCCCAGGGTCCGCGGATGATGCTCACGGGTGAGCGATCGGTGATGAACCGGCACAGCACCTCGCCGTCCGGCTCGTAAATCTTCCGGCCGTCTTCCGTGAACTTGAGGGTGGGCAGGGTCACGCGCGGAAAGTGCAGCAGACTCACTCCGCGAACAAGTCCCCCTGCGCCGGCGGCGGCGGCGGCGGACGCGGCAGCGGCGGCAGCGGCTCCTGCGGCGTCGGCTTGTGATCCTTGCAATACCAGGTGCCGAGGATGTCCTTGCGCAGGCTGGCCCCGTAGCCGAACGATCCCCAGCGCCCGCAATGGCAATAGTGGACGAAATGCCCGTCCCGCTCGCCGACAAAGCCCGGCTCTGCCCCCTGGCGCCGGCGCACCTCGCGAAACAGGTCGAGCGGCGATCGCAGGATCGGGTCGTTGCGCGGCACGAAAAAGGCCCACCGGTTGCGGCGCGACTTATCCTCCCAGAACCGCTCCTGCTTCGCCTCATGCCCCCAGCACCAGCCGACCACGCGATGGTGCGGATGCTCGGCCGCGCAGATCAGCAGATAGGCCACATCGGGAGGATTATCGTGCTGCACCATCAGGCAATGATGCGACTGTCGGCAGGCCTTGACGTCGATCCAGTCCTCGAGGTCCGGCAGCTTCTTGCCCGACCGCAACTCGTCCTCGGTCAGGAACTTCTTCCACTTGACCGGCGCCAGGTAGTTGCGCCCGGCCACCTCGCCGCGCGCCCCCCAGATGTCGCGCGCCAGCGCCGTCGCATCATCCATCGGCGCGTTGTTGCTCGACTTGAGCCGCAGCGCCTTCGACAGTGCGCGGCGCTGCTCGCCACAGGCATCGGCCTCCACGATGTCCGCCTCGGACAGCGTGATCCAGGTCACTCGTCCTCCGTCTGCACCACCTCGCTGCGCGCCAGCCAGGTCGCCGCCCGCATCAAGAGGCCGATCACCCGGTCCGTATCCGCTCCGGCCGACGCCACATAAAGCTCGCCCGCCCGGCCACGCCCCACCACGATTGCGTCGACCACGCCCTCCTCGATCGCATCCTCGAAGATATGCCGCGACGACAGCTCGACGCCGAGGTCGCGCCGCTCGACACCGGGCAGGACGATGATCGTCGCCTTGCGCCGCTTCGTCACACGCCCTCCGGCATCGGATTGCACGACGGCGCGAAGAACAGCCCGCGCGACGGCATGTCCTCGGCCAGCCGCCAGGTCTTGCCGCTCGCCACGTTGATGCGGATGGCGCCGAACGAGCAATGCTTCGGGTTGTTCAGGAAGATGCCGGCGTCAAGGAAGGGATGCGTCCCGCTGCTGACGCCGATCGCACTGACTCCGATTTCCTCTGCATTGTGCATGAAGATGCCCGAGTGCTTGTCGGGCGTGTTGTTGGTGATCGCGCAGGCATCCACCGTGCCTGATGCGGCGGCCAGCATGTAGATGCCGTGGTCGTTCGATTCCATCGACAGCCCGCTGATCTTGAAGCCGGTCGACTGCCACGCCTCGCCCTTCTCGTTCATGCCGAGGTGGATGGCGATGCCGTTCACCTCGTAGCGGCCGCCCAGCACGACCAGCCCGAGATTCTGGTGGCGGATCCCCTCGACGCAGCCGGTGATGTCGCAGTTCAGCGCAGTCGTCGCATTGCCCGCCATCAGGCCGACGCCGCGGATGCCGATGATGGTGCAGGTGTCCAGCGTGGCGCACTGGCTGTTGAACGTCTCGATCCCGACCTTGCACTGGCCCTGAAACTGGCAAGACACCACGCGCGCCATCACGCACGAATGGATCATCAGCCCCTTGCCCTCGGCGTGGCCGTTTTCGAAGATCAGCTTCTCGACCACATGCACGCCGCCGATCGGCGACTTGACCGACCGCTTGAACAGCGCGTCGGGAAAATTGCCGAGGATGTGCGCGCCCGGCTCGCCCTCGTAGTGGAAATTCAGCTCCGGCGTTTCGAAATTGATCGGGCGCGTCACCAGGTAGCGGCCGCGCGGAAAGTAGATATGCCGGTCCGGTCCGTCGAAGGCGCGTTGCAGCGCATCGCTGTCGTCGGTCGTCCCGTCGCCCTTCGCTCCGAACGGCGCATCCTTCACACTCACCATCGTCCCGCCCATCGTCGTCTCGCCCCCGTTCACTGGTTCAACCGGTTTCGCCATCATCGCCTCACCTGTGACACTGCCCGCACGACGGCAGCCGGATATGATTTTGCAGCGGCGCCACCACCGGCATTGGCGCCACCCCCTGCGACAAGGTCAGCGGCGACACCGTGAACGGCTGCACCGCGCAGCCGACCACCAACAGCACGATGCCGAGCAGGATCCCGATGAGCTGGGCGTCAATCCACCAGCGCAGCGGAAACCCGAACATCACCGCCTCCGCAGCATGAACCCCACGAACTCGATCAGGATCTGAAGCTTCACCATCTCACACCTCGCATGTCGCGGCCCGGCAGGGCATGTCCCCTGACGCCTCATCAAAGGACTTTCGCTCATCCCCGGTACGACCGGCAGCTTTCCCCGCCGGGCCGCCAATCCAATTCAACGCTGCCCGTGGCCGCGCGTCAAATCCGCCGACAGCCGCCGCGACCGGTTCTGCAATTCCGCCAGCCGCGTGTTCGACGAGGCCACCGTCACGTTTGTCGCCCGCGGCTCCGGCACCACCTCCTCGCGCGGCGACCGCTTCGGCACCGCAATCCCAGGCTCCTCGACCGCCGGCCGCGCCGGCACCGGCTCGTCGAGCGGATCATCCTCGTCCGCGTCCGGCTCGAGCGGCTCGGCCGGCGCATCCTCGTCATGCCGCGGCTTGCCACCCGCCAGCACCACCTCGGCCCGCAACAGCGCAGCCTCGGCCATCTTCAGCGCCGCCTCGTCGACCGCGCTGCCCTCCACCGCCTGGTGCAGCTTCTCGCTCACCACCCGCAACGCCGCGTCCAGCTCGTAAACCGCATGCAGCGCCGCCTCCAAACGCTTCTCCGTCTCGCGCATCACCGCCTCCTCAACCTGCCGCCGCCACCACAACACCGTCGCCGCGTCCATCGCCCGCCTCGCACCACAGCAAAACGGACGCGCCCTCTCAAGACGCGCCCGCCAGCCTGACACGCAACGCGAAACTCGCCTAGTCCTTGTCCGCGTCCCGCTGCGGCTGCTGCCGCTGCCCCGGCTGCCCCGGTTGCGGCTGCTGCCGCGGATCCTCGTCCGGCAAGCCGCGCCGCACCCGCTCCTGGCGCACAAGCTCCTCGCGTTCGCGCGCCTCGCGGTCCGCCTTCGGCAACCCAGCCAGATCCTCCGTCTCGCCCGGCTTCCCAGGCGGCTGAATGTCGATCTTCGTCTCTTTCGTGTTCACGATTTCCTCCTGCTCGATTTCCCCGCGCGACCCTCAACCCCCTTCAGCTTCCCTTTGTTCACCGACGCATAAAACACCGCCTCGCCCTTCTTCGGACCATATTCCTTCCGCATCGCCGCCAGCACCTTCTTCCCCTTCGCCGTCAACGGCATCACAGCCTCCGATATCTGAGGAACGGCGTCTGCAGATCGACCGCCATCCATTCCTGCGCCGGATGCAAAAACAGCAAATTATGCGGCCGACCCCACAGCTTGAGCAGCCGCGCCCCCTCGGCCGCAAGCTCGTCGGCATCGCGCGGGCGGGCGCTTGCAGTCGCCCCGACAGTTTGAAGCACGTCACTTCGTGCTGCCCGCTTCTCAATCATCCCTTGCTGTCTCCGCGGAGGGGAGCCGAGCGGTCAGGCGCTTCGTCTCCTCGATCATGGCGTCCCTCATGCTGCGAGGGTCGTCTCCGCGCTTGAGCCAGTCGTTGATCAGCGCAGTCAGTTCGTTTTCAAAATTGCTCATCACCACGCCCCCCGCAACATCCAGGCCACCAGCATCACCGACACCAGAACCAGCCCGATCGCCAAAACCTCAATCCAAACGTCAACCGCCTCCCACCGACCACGACCGTCCACCCGAACCCCCCAGTTCCTAGCCATCCGCATCGTCCCCCCGCGGAGCCTCCATCAACCCGCCAACCCGCATCGCCAATGCCGGATCCGACAGCACCAGGCTCGCCATCGCAACGATCAGCGAACACGTCGCGTAATGCGCCGTCTCGATCGCCGCAGCGTCGGCAAACCGCTCAACCACCCCGCCCGCAACCTTGCGCGCCCAGGCCCCCTGCTCAAATTCCGTCAGACCACGCGCCATCACATCACCCACAACACCACAATCGCCGCCAGCATCATGAACAGCGCAAACCCCGCCCACCACCCAAACTGATCACGCATGCTCCCGATCCGCATACACCACCGAAACCTTCCACCGCTTCCCCGCGCAATATTCCCGCACCCGATCCCGCGACCACCCGCGCATGTACCGAACAATCGGCGCCGCCTCGATCACCCGATCCTCGCGCAGCACGATCCCACAATAAAAATGCGGAGCGACAATCACCGCCAGCGTCTCGCGCATCACACCCTCACGCATCGCACTAAACCAGCATCCCCTTCTCGCGCGCAAAAGCCTCCGGCGCCTTCGCATGCTTTGCCTGATTGCACGGCGCACACGCCAATTGCAGGTTCGAAAACTTGTCCACGCCGCCAAGGGCCAGCGGGACAACGTGATCGAGGTGAACCTCACCCACCACCAACTTCTTCCGGCAATACGCGCACCGTCCACGCTGCAGCTTGAACAGCCGATCGCGAATGCCAACACGCTTCGCTTGCTTGCGCCGACGCTTCCGCGCACGTTCCTTCTCAGCGTTCAACTGCCGCCAGGCCCGCCCGTATTCCCGCATGTAGTCAGGGTTCGCAGCGCGCCACGCACGCTGTAGCAACGGTGTCCGCTCAAGACGAGCAGCCGCATTCGCTGCAACCCGAGCAGCCAGAGCCTTTCGAGCAACCTCCTTCGCTGCAGCCTTCTCAGCCCGACGCGCCGCTATCGCTGCAGCCCGCGCGCGCTTCCGAACCGTAGACCCCGGCCGGTAATGCTCGTCATACCAACGACGCTTCTGCGCACGACCCCGCGCCCGCGCCGCCTCAAGCTCCTCAGGCGTCAGCTCAGATCGACGACGATAAACCATCCCACCAAGGGAACCGAAAATACCAGAACCGTCAACCCGACGCAGTTTTCACCAAAAACCAAAATTCACGGGGGTCAGAAAAAAAGCCAGAGCTTGCGCCTCCCGATTAGCAGCGGAGAAGTCGGCGGCCAGTTTTGCCCCCCGGCCTCGAGCCTGCGGCGCGCCGGCGCAAATGCAGCTGCGGGTGCCTGGTCGCGCGCGCGCGGCCGCGGGCAGGCGCAAGCAGGCATGCGCGTGCGTGGCGTGCGTGCGTGATGCGCGCGCATCATGCGCGATCGCGCGCCCGTGCCTTTCATGCGCGATGCAGCGCGCGATGCGGCGCGAGGCGCAAGCGTCATCCGAGGCGGGGGTACGAACGGGGGTAGGATCGCAGGAACGCCGAATATGCGAGGCGCATCAATGCCCGACGGCGGACACTGTATCCGCCTCACACCTCGGGAGCATCACCAATCGGATTGATTTCAATCAGCGCATCATCCGCGGGCATCGATCGCGGCACCGCGGCCGCGCCGATGTTGATCACGATGCCCGGTGCCGACACGCGCCCCGCCTCACTCGCCGCGCGACCCGATGCGACCTCTTCAATCCATCGCACCGCCTGCAGCGCCGCGGTCCGATTCTCATCCTGATCGCGGATGGCGACGGCGCGGCCGATATTTTGCGCTGAGACACTCGCAGCGAATACTTGCCGCTCCAACGTGAGGTAGCGCCGCACTGCAGGGTTAGCGAGGTGTTTCCGCATTGTTTGGATTGAGAGACTCGCCCTTCGGGCCGCCTCCGGCCATGGAACCGGCCGCAACGTCTCCGGGTCACCCCATATCAGCAAGTCTAGCGCCGTTTTAAGCTTGCCCGCGGGCACGGCGACGTTGTGGCGCGCCGCATTGGCGGGCAGTAGCGCGGCAATATCGGCGGGAACGTCTGACATCGCGGCAGCCTAGCCGGCGCCGAGCGATAGGCAAGCGGAGATGAGGGAAGGCGGGCACCCGGAACCGCGCGCGAATCACACGGCCCGCCGCGCGGGATTTGGCGACTTATCCCCGGATTTGTCAAATGCACCCTCGCAAGCCATTGCAATCATTGACGTTGCAACCTTGGCGACCGGATGGACACGGATTAGAGACGGAAACGCTTTACCACTCTATCGGCCTATTTTGTAGGCCTAGCTCATACGCCGCCTGAGGATCGCCGGGCAAACCCTTGGCAGCGCACGAAAAACGCCGGTCCGCCGTCCAGGTCCAACCGTGAGCGAAATATCATTGCGCGGCGGGCATTGCGCCGAGGCGGGCATTGCGGCCGCGCGACCGACACCGCGCCGATCGACACCTCTATGGCGCCCCTTGACATGGTCGCATGAAGAGACTATGTAGGAGAGGTAACGCCCGTTGGCACGGGCACAACATGCGAGGATCCCGATGCTACAAGCTTCCTTCCGCGCCACGGCCGCCCACTACATGGTCGACGCCGCGCGGCTTTTCTCAACCGACAATCCCAAGGCAAGCAAAGCCGCGGCCTATGGTTGGCACAATGCGATTCACTACATGGCGCATTCCACGACCGCAGGAGTCGGAAACCTTTGCCCGTCCGCCTCTGCAGGATGCATTGCGATCTGCCTTGGCGAGCATAGCGGGCAGGCAGCGATTCACGCCGCGGGCAAGGACTCGCAGGCGATCACCGCACGCAAACGCCGCGCCCGCATGTTCATGAAAGACCGCGCGGCCTATCTGGCGATCATCGACGCGGCAATCTGGCGCGCCAAACGCGAAGCACGCCGATTGAAGCTTGAACTATGTGTCCGGTTGAATGGCTCGACCGATATCCCGCTTTTGGTCGACACCGCGGCGCGGAATCACCCCTACGTTCAGTTTACCGATTACACCAAGCTTGTGTCGCGCGCGCTGGCGCACGCCGCGGGCAAGCTTCCGCGCAATGTGTCCGTGACTTTCAGCCGCTCAGAAACAAACGAGGATGACTGTAGGCGAGTCCTTGCTGCAGGCGGTAATGTCGCTGCGGTGTTTGCTGGCGCATTGCCCGCGACCTACCTCGGCGCGCCTGTCATCAACGGCGACTTGCACGACTTGCGCCACCTCGACCCGCGCGGCGTTGTCGTCGGATTGTCACCGAAAGGCAATGCCGCGAAACGTGACCGCAGCGGATTTGTGGTGCGGTCATGAGAATTGAACGCCACCTCATGCACTACCGCATTGTGACCGATGCCGCGCCAATCCCGACGTTCACCGTTCAGGTTGTCGCGACGTTCGAAAATGTGGCGCACTTCGAAACGGCGTATGAGGCCCGCCAAGAGGTGCGCCGACTCGCGGAGGCCGACGCGCGGCGCGACTGAAAGGCGAAACCGCGCCCCGCGCGCGGTCTGCGGACTTGGCAACCCGCACTGACGAGCCGCCACAATGCGAGGACCGACAATGACCTACCAAACCGAATTCCCCGACTACACCGACGCCCTGCCCGCACTGCCCGCGGGATTCGTCGACACGTCATGGCACAACGACTCGTGCCCATCGTTCACCCATGATGGGTTGAAGCTTCGAATCGCCATTGACTATGTCGACGCGGCAAAGCGCGAGATGGGAGACGGCCCGCGGTTCTATGTGACGGAAGAAGGACACGATTATACGCCCGACGATTTGCTGGCGACCGACGACTGGCGCGAGGTAGAGGCGTTGGTTCTGGCGCGGCATTTTGTGGCGGTCATCACCGAATGGACGACGCCCGCCGAGCTTGCCGAAATCAGGAAACGGAATAAGACCTACGGCCGCGGGATTTGCGCGACTCACGATTTTTGTGATGCCAACATGGCGATGGCAGAGGCGTTTGAACGCGCCTTCAATCGGCCGTTCCTGCCGGAAGCATGGAACAAGGAACCGACCGACGCCGACGTGACACTGTGGAACGCGGCATGGGACCGCGCCAAGCTTGAGTCGTTGTCCTGAGAGTCGGCTATTAGGCCGCGCCTCACCCGCGCGGCCTAATGGCGGGCACTAGGAACGCCGCGCCCGCGGCACAACAATGCGAGGATACTGCAATGGCTAAACGACCGCTCACCTTCGAAGCCTTCCGCGCGACCCGCCAATGGTGCGAGGACTTGCGCACGACTCCTTATTTCGAATCCTTCGACGACGACATGGCGCGCCAATGGGACAGCGGCGAACGCTTGCGCCCGTCCGGTAATCTGTACCTTGGTTCCCTCTATATCGAAGAGGTGCAGCCGGATTGGCCGAACAATGCGCGCGACCATGGCCGATGGCACTTGCTGATCAGCAATGCCGAATGGATTGACGACGACCTAGAGGCACTTGAGGCGCGCTTGTTCGTCGACCATGCTTATGGCGAATACAGCGCCGACGACGCGGTGAATACGCTGATCAAGGAATACGGCGACTGGACAACGGCGAACGGCCTGCCGGAATTGTCCGCCGACGAACACGACCCCGACGACTTGACCAAAGAGCAAAACGACTGGCTGCGGAACTTCATTTATCGTTGGGACATCGCGACCACCTCGCAGCCAGTCAATCGGCCCGACCTTGAGGCACTCGCCCGCGCGGCCCTGCCCTACACCGATTCCGACTGGGGATCCGAGCGGCAGATCAAGGCGCAGAATGCATTGTTTGACGCCGCCCGCCTCATCCTGACTTCCAAGGAGATGGCCGACCTTGAGGCGTATGCATTGCACGCAACGACCGAGGAAATGATCGCTGAGGTATTGCGCCTCACCGCCTGAGAGTCGGCTAGTGCGCCGCGGGCATCACACCCCGCGGCGCACTGGCGGGCACTAGGAACGGCCGAACCCGCGGCCGACAACATGCGAGGAACGAACCTATGACGACACTGTCAGACGCCGCGCGCGCCGCGCTAGCGGCCTGCTACGCGACCCGCGGCAAGCACCGCGGGCAATTGCTGGCGCGCGCGCCCGCCTCTCAGACGCTGGCCTATGCCGCTTGGCAGGGTGCCATGCTTGCGTGCAATCCGTTCAAAGCTTCGATTGCAGGCCTGATCTTTATGACGGCCGAACAACGCGCGATCGCCGACGAGGTGACCGCATTCTTTGAGGCGATGCCGCGCGCGGAGCGGATCGCGGCCGAACGCAACCGCGCCGCACTGGAAGCTTGGGGAGTCTGGTAGCTCCGCGCGCGACCGCGCGGCCGGATCCGCGCGGCCTAGGATAACCATCACCCAATGGGCGCGCCGCGCCTGTTGGGGCCTGGCACCACTGCGCCCTGGCGCAGCTGCCGGCGCGCGCCCGGAAAGCACCAGCGCGTGAATACAAACCCAATGGGGCGGGCGATCCCGCACGCCCCGCAACATGCGAGGACTTGCTATGTCATGGATGCCCGAGGTTATCGCGGACTCGTCCGGTCAATGGGCGGGCAACGGCCTGAGATTCGCTAACCGCGCCGAGGCCGAGGCCTATGCGCTGGACCTGTCACTGCGCTGGACCGCGGTGCGGGAAACGCGCGCGACCGAAAGCCCGGATCCGGTCACCCATCGATGGACCGGACACGGGGCCGAGGCCGTGGCCTGATCTTTCCCACCCAATGGGCGGCGCAATACCGCGCCGCCCGCAACATGCGAGGAATGAGATGATCGACATTCACCAGATCTGCAGCAAATGGGCGTTGCGCCTGCGCCGCGTCGGCCTGCGATTCGACGTGGCCAAAAACGTGGCCGACTACGGCGTGCCGTTCGACGACTGGACCGAGGAGTATGACGCCGACATGGCGGCGATGCGCCTCGAGGCGGCCGCGGATCCCGCCGTCAATCTCGAGGAGTGTGCCGCGATGGCGCGCGCCGATTACGGTGTCGACTGACTGACGCCACCCAATGGGGCGGCGGCGACCCTGCCGCCCCGCGTTGACAACGTCACCTTAAGAGACTATGTAACCAGCACCGGCCTTGGCGGCCGACAACATGCGAGGACACCATGACCGACACCACTAAAGATGTGCTGTGCGCGCACTGCGGCAGCCCCGACGTTTTTAGGACGGTTCCCCAGACCTGGAGCATCGACGCCCAGACTTGGTTAAACACCAACGATTACGAAAACTACCGCTGCAACGACTGTGGCTGGACCGAGGTCACTGCGGCCGATGAGGCTGAGTCGGCGATCATCTTGGGCCAGCGTCACGACGCGATCGTGGCCGGTTACGACCCGGAGACGGACCAGAGCCTGCAGGAATTCATTGGCCTGCAGGCGTTCCGGTCGACCCGGCGCGAGGTGTCGCTGGAACACTACAAACCCAATGTCCTCAAGGTTTACCGCTATTCGCACGCCGCGGATAAGCCGCCGGTCGACATCATCCAGCTACCGGATGGGTTTCACTACATCTTCATGGCACCAGAAGACGAGGTGGCCATGACATTGGAGCAGGCCGAGGCCCTGCTTTACATCCACATCCGCGAAAACGAGGCCCTGCGCTGATTGTCGGCTTCTGGCCCTGCCACGGCGGGGCCAGAGGCGGGCAATGGTGCCCCTATGCGAGGAGACGACCATGAACACGACCAAGGAATACGGGATCTGGTGCCAAGTCAGCGGCGGCGTCACCGGCCACCGGCAGGCATG